ATCTACCCCAACCTTGTCGGTTGTATCCTAAAAGTGTACCTGTTGCGGAAGTAAGTTCTATACCTGTAACTGATGCATCAGGATCTGCATCTGCAGTTCCGAGTGTTGTAGTTAATTCTATTCCTGTTGGAAAGGTGTCTACGGTGATAACTTCTGTTACAGAATTTAATTCTGTAATTAATTCTATTCCTGTTGGTATTGGTGCAACATCTATTTGAATACTTTCATCACCTAAAGAAGTGGTTAATTCTATTCCTGTAAGAAGAACATCACCTGTAATGTTCCAAGCATTTTCACCCCAAGTTAATCTTCCCCAACCTGAGTTAATTTCTCCGGCTGCAGTTTCGTCACCTAAAGTAAAAGTTAATTCAATTCCAGTTATGTTTAATGTTTGATTGGCAAAATTAACACCCCATCCTAATGCACCCCAAGTATTTCTTCCCCAACCATCAACGGGTGTAAAATTAGCTTGTCCTTGTAATGAAGTTAATTCAAAACTTGAAAGCGGAGCTATAGCGTTTGATTGTTCTCCCCATAGCCCTACATTCCAACCAAGCTCGCTCCAAGAATTCGCCATAATAGGTTTCTCCTATTTTAGCCTGATATTCTTAAGATAGCTGCTGTTGTAGTTGCTGCTGGAAACTGAACTGTGAATGTTCCAGACGTTGCTGTTTTATCTGCTCCAAAACTTAACACGCATACTGCTTTATTTGTTTCCGATGTATTATAAATTAAAGCACCGAATGCAGTTAAAGTTACGCCTGTAAAAGATATATCTGCAAAGTCTACAAATGCTACGCCACTAGAAACTAGAGGTGACACATTTACTAGAGCTCCACCACCCGTCACGTACTGACCAGTGTTTGCAACTTCATTTGTTGTAGTGAATGAAGTTGTAGCAGAATCTAAAGTTGCTGCAGAAGTATATAGAGCAAGTTTAAACACATCTCCTGAAGATAAAGTAAAATCATGTATACCTAGAAAAAGTTGTTGTTTAAACGAATTGCAAACTGCTTGTGTTATAGCCATATTTAACTCCTAATTATTATCCTTGTTTTTGAATCGAAGGTGAACCCTCTTGGAATTCATCTCGTCTTCTTCTTCCCATTTGTTCAATAGAGAATCCTTGTAATGCAGTTTGATACTTTTGTTCATAAAGTTGTATCATGTCTGCCGGACCCTTTAAAAAACCGTACGCCTCAACTAGGCATGCATACAATAAGCCGTTGGGAAATTGCAAGCTTAAATATGTTGTTGTATTACTACTAGATAATCCAGCTGGTTTCAAGATATAATTTAATTGCATAGTATAATTAAGATTTGGAATAGGGGCTAAAATTAATGTGTTATCATCGTAATAACTAAAATATTTAGGTAAAGCTTGTGTTAAAGAGGCATTATACTCATTAATAAAGCCAAGATCTCTATATTCTAATATGGCAATGTCTCCTGTGTATACTGCACTAGGAATAATGTAAGCCTCTTGTACTATTAAAACTTCTCCTGTGTTTGGAAATGGAGTATTTGTAAATTTTTGACCTGCAACAATAGTCGCAGTTGCTTCTTCTCTATTACTATCAGAATCTACATCTCTTAAAACTCTAAATTCAGCATCTAAGATAAATCCATTTACAATAGTTGCAGTAAATACATTTGCATCTACTTCTGTGTAATCTCTAATTTTTGTAACAAGTTCTGCGTATGTCATATTAAGCCTCTAAAGTTACTGGGCCTGCAGTGCATTCAGCTCCGCCGCCAATTATTCCACCTGTTGTCGCCGTGCCCGCGCCCGTGAAGTGAAAATAATTTGTTGTATCAGTTATATTACCAGAAGAATCTATTTTTCCAACCGTAATTACAAAACCACTTGAACTTGAAATGTTAGTTACACCATCAAAAGATGGAACGGCTGTAAAACCAATATCGTTTGTTGGTCCTCTAAATCTTACCGTGTTGCCGGTTGATCTTCCATGATTTTGTGAGAATACATTAATAAAAGTTGTTGCAGAACTAATAATTGTTTGAAAAGGATCTGGATTTAATAAAATTAATACTGCAGGTTCTGTTCTATCTGGATGAGCGTATTGTAAACCTTGTGGATCAGCTGTTGTTGGAGTTGGATCTAATTGAGGTTGCTTTGCTTCATATTCAGAAGTATGCACCCATGAACCATTCCATTCTTGTACCATTTCTTCATATGGAAATCTTTGACCTGATCGGTCAGAGATCATGTAAGCATATTTACCTCTAGCTGATTTTGCCATTATGATCCTGGATAGTAAATTTTAGGTGTTATAAATGAACTAGTTGAAGAACCATCTTGATCTAAGGCTCTTTTTAATTCATCTTCATATAATAATCTTGTATCTTGCACTCTTTGTGGTGCATATTTTTGTGCTAAATAATAAGTCAGTCCCGCGCACATGCACGGAACAAATCGATAGGGAACGTTTGTAATATTGGTATAAGCTCCTACATCTTGAATTCTTTTTTCATAATAATAATTTATAACATTGTTAACTTCATCTGCTCCCGGAGTTAAAAATAAAGTAATAGTAATTCTATCTATAAATCTTTCTACAAAATATTGTGTAGGTGTGCCCGTTGAAAATTTAGAAGATAATCCACTGTAAGCAGACCTATCTATTTTTGTAAGTGGAAAATCAACTACAGGAGTTTGTTGTGTATTTCTATAAACTGCTTCTAAAATATCTCCCGTTCCATAAACAATAGAATTATAATTATAAACTTCTTCATTATCTGCATGAGCTGCAGCGACTGTGCCGTTCGCACCTCTAGTAAGACCTGTAATGGTATTTGCTGAACTATTAAGAGTTGTATAAGTAATTTGTTCTGAATCTATTAACAAAGTTCCAGTTGCTGGAAACTGCGCTACCGAATCAACGGTAATAGTACTAGCATTAATAGTAAGTACACCATTTAAAAGAGTGAATACACCATCAGATGTTCCATCTCCAGATGATCTATATAGAGTATAGACAGCCTGACCATTAACCATGGAAATTGAATTATTAGCAACTTCCCAATAATGCAAACCTCTGTTTGCCCATTCTTGAAATAGAATATTAAGCGAGCGACGAGCTGCTTTCATCTGGTTACCAGTATTATTGATAAGACCAATTCTTTCGTAAGACTCTTCTATGATATCATCAATGAAAAGTGTTTTTTCAAAAACTGTAGTTCCTGAAGAGGTAGTCATTTAACCCCTACTTATCTATAAATAGCGTAACAGTTAACCCACTTGTGTTTGAAGCAACTCCAATACCGTCTACTATTCCTACACCGTTTCTTTGAGCATATAAAACTCCATCTTCAGGTATGCCTAAGGTTTCAGTGCTGTTTGGTCCAACAACAATTGGAATAAAAACTTCTGTATTAGTTGAAGTGCTTACAGTTGTAGTATTTGCTAAACCATTAATTATACAAGATCCAGAAGTTGCTCCAGATTGTATCATGTAGCCTCTTAGTCTTGTAGGTCCAGTAAATAAAACTGCAGTGCTAACATTACTTGCACATATAACTGGTTTTACATCTGACTTCATATTTATCTCCTTGTATTAAGGAGCCCTTTCGAGCTCCCTAAAAATTATTTTTTGTCTTTTACAATTTTTACAATATTGTCATTAGTTTTTGGTTTAGAAATTTGTTCTAACCAAAACTTACAATCTTGTATTGCTCCATCAAGAGCGTGCACATTTGAAATCGTTTGAGCACGTTGATTTTGCAAAAGTGTAATTCGTTCGTTAATTGTTTTTACGTCCATATTATGCAGATGTATCAAATAATTGAATGAAACGAATGTTACCGTTTACTAAAACTCTTAGTGAACCAGCTGAATTTGTTGGAGTTCCAGTTGTTTTAGCTAAACCTGCTGCAACGTTTTTACCTAATCTACCAATATCAAATAAATTTAAACATGGATTTGTTGCAGATGACTCTTCACCAAAAGCTATAAANGCNTTTGGAGCTGATGCTCTTGTTCCTGCAAATTGTGCAAAATCAAAAGTNGCGCCATNNGCTNNNCCAATGTTTGTGCTTGATCCGCAATCAACTACACCATAAACCGCTGTGTTTAAACCTGAAATTGTGCTTGTTGGATTGTTGCTGAATGATGTTTGTGCATATACTCCAAACATATTACCGCCTACTGTGTTAGCAGTTCTTTTATTTACCGCTCCTACAACTGCCGCTACTGTTCCAGAATAAGTTGCTGCTGGTCTTACAGTAAAGTCAGTTAAGTTAAAACCTCCAGATGAAAGATCTGCTGAAGTTAGTGTGTCATCAGAATTAAACCCAGCGTTTGATGTAACTGGTCCTGAAAATGTTGTTTGTGCCATAGTGTTATCCTCCTAGTAAATCTAATATCGTCTCTAGGGCGTCGACTATACTGCGTCGATATTAGAAAGTTAGTGTATAGTAATTAAGATATAGCTGAATTTTTAAAATAGCGCAAGGGATACCTGCATCGAAAAACTAATTTTCGGATATAAATAGCGAGGTTTTTAGCCTGCTATAGAAAACTCAGGAGCAGCCATCTCTACTTTAATTTGTCTATGAGCTATTTCAGCTTCAGACAATTTAATTTGGTTAATGATTCTTCGAATTTCTTCGTCAATCCTAACCATATCAAGAGTATANATTCCCTCTTGAACGTAGTGTTGCTCCCAATCAAGTTCTAATGACCTTTTCTTCGTATAAAGGTTTTGAACTGACATCATCTACAACCTCCTCATAGGTTATCCAGCAATTATCTTTACCAAAAGATCTCATGCTGTCTTTTAATAATATACCTTTTTTTCCTATTTTGTCAAGGATAGCTAGTTCTATACTTTCTGCACTATCTTCTGCTTCAATGTTAAAATCAGCCATGTGACCATAGGCTCTAAGTTTTACTTGAAACAGTTTTGTCATAATTCATTCTTTCTATCAGTTTTTAGGGGCCCCATAAAGAGGCCCCAAAAATAAATAATGCTTATAAATTAAGCACCTTGTGAACCGAACATACCTCTAGGGTCTGAGAATCCAAAAGAATATCTCTCTCTAGCTTTGTATCTAACGTTACCTGTATCAAAATCACCTTCCATAGCAGTTTTGATAGGTGCTCTTACGAACATCTTCATACCGTTTGGAACGTCAGTTTTAATAAAGAATGCATCAGTATCAGTTAGGTAATTGTTAACCACATAACCTTGTGGAACCATTCCCATTGATCTAATTGCATTGATATCGTTATCAGCTGTAGCTGTTCTACCAACAGTTTTCATTAATCTCTCCGCTGTGAATTGTAATTCCTTTGGAATGATTAACTTAACACCTTGAGCTGCAATTTTTAAACCACGCTCGTCAACAAATGCATTGATATCAATCAATGATTGTTCAAGAGACGTTTCGTTTAAGTCAGCTTGTGTAGCAAGTGTATTGCTGAATGTTCCAGCAATAATAGGGTGTGATGTGTTTACTAAAGAAACTCCGTCACCTCCTGCAAATGAGTTTGAAAACGCATTGTTTAATACGTTTGCAGCTGTTACTTGCTTAGTGTTTGCCATAGATCTTGCTAACGCTTTTGTATATCTAGACGCAAGTCTATCATACAAATTATCCTCAATCGCTTCTTCAGTGATTGCGAATGCAAGTGCTATAGTGTTGTGAGTGTATCTAGCAGTGAAAGTTTCTTGAGCATTGTCAAATGTTACGCCAGAACCTTCTGGTTTAACTTGAGCATTTGCAAAACCCGATAACATTACTTCCTCTTCGAAAGCTCTGTCTGAAGTTTCAGTGTCAAAAATCTCAGCATGCTGATTCTCATATCTTTTGTACTCCAGGCCGAATAGTGCATTCAATCCTGGTTCTAGTTCTTTAACTAGTTGTCCTCTTGAGATAGCCATATTCTTATACTCCTGTTGTAGTTGTTAACTGATGTTCATTGATTCTTACAACAAACACAACGTTTGCTGAAGTTAAATCATTGTCATTAGCATCTTTTGTAACGCCAAGAATTTGCAATTGNGCTGTACCAGTACCTAATGTACTGTCGTNCAATGTAACTTTGGATACAAAGTTTGCTGTACTTCCAGCTGTGTATTCAATGTCCGCATTGTTGAAGACATCTGTTTGTGCTGAAGCACCAGTGTTATTTGATCGTATTTCGAAACGTTCATAAGGGTCGTCACTTATAAATGCAACGATATCAGTCGCTGCAATATTAGGTACGTTATTTAGGAACGTTGGTTTTTTAGTTGTTGGGTCGGTATAGAAAGCTCCGTTAAGTGAACCTATCAATATGTTACCAGCTGCTGCAACTCCTATAGTTCCAGTGTTCAGTGCTTTGACTGGATCATTGAAAAATATAGCTGTTGGGCTTGCTGCCACATTGTATTCACTTAAACCGCCTGCATCTCTATTTTGACCAACTTTTCCAATAGGTCTTAATCCAAAACCTACTGATGTTCTATTAGCCATAGTTTTTT